GTACAGCTTCGTACAGATAGTTATTTTGCTGGTAAATCACCAAACCCTCCTGCTGGTACTATTGGTACTGTTACACTGCTTGATAATGATTGGGTTAGTGTATTATGGGATGGATATACTAAAGAGTACAATTATAGAGTAACTGAGCTTGATTGGTACGGAGCACCTCCAACAAATTCTGGAGAATGGGGGTGGGCACGAGCGTTCCAGGATGCAAAAAACCAGCCTGTTGCGACGATTCTGGACAGAACCAACCCGTTGTCACCAAACTATGACCAACCGTTTGATGTGATGTACAAGGTGTTCATCAACACTAAAGTAGTGGCTGATCGTATTTCTGTTGCGGCGCTTCTCCCACAAGTAACTTCTGGTAATCGTGATTCCGTGTCATGGAATGCTACTTCGCAATTCCCAGCAGGCACGTTGTCTGTTAGTGGCGTGTATAACAATAACAACGTATACAGCTGCTGGAAAATGATTGACGGTAGTAGTACATCGTATTGGTATCCTACCGCAGCAAAATGGCAAGGTAGTTGGTGGCAGGTTGCTTTCGATACTCAAGTATATGTTACAAAGCTCGAATTCACAACTAACCAGGGCGATTATCGACCAAAACGTATTCGTGTAGATGTCGGCAGTACTGTTGCTGATTTGCAATCTGCTGGAGAATTTGTCATCCCACCTTCTCCTGGTACAGCAACCACTACAGAGGTTATTGACTTATCTGCTATCGGATACTGTAAAGTTATTCGAGTTACTGTCTTGGAGATGTACGGGGTTGGTCTTGCTGGTTATCCGATTTTCTACTATCAGATTTATGGAGTAAAGACTTAATGAATATTATCAGATTTGATCTGAAGACCCTTCTCCCAATTGGTGTATACGATTCTCCTCTACCTCCATACCAGACACAACTTGACGTCATTGAAAAAGTGGCTCCAGACAGCTTCTCTCTCGAAGACGACATGTTCTCTTTGTATCTTGATGGTATGAATGTAGGAAACGATTACGCAACAGCTCTATCTCTTGCTAAAAGCAGGGCCATTGACTGGGTGAGGAATCTTGCTGAAAGTATTCTTTCCGAGAGTGATATCCGCGTAACAGTGTGCAGAGAACATCTAACTATTGACAGGTCTGATGAGGTAGCTATCGAGAAATACTATAATGTATTGGCTGACAGAAAGCAAGTGAGAGACAGCAGCAACGAAGCACAAGCGTTGATTGATCAGTGTATTTCTCCAAATGTCGCCTGGAGCATTGCTAACAATTTCAACCCAAGGAGCGCCGCTATCACGTCTCCTGCACCTGAAATCACTAAAAACGCTTTTCAGCAACGCTTGAATTTGAGCATACAAGAAAAATCTGACCCAGTATTCCAAGCACTGACGAGTGATCTATTGGCTCTTGGTTACGTTGATTTGCGTCAAGCTGAAAGTGAGCTGAATTTTCTGGCGCAGATTAGGAAGTTGTCAGCAGAGCGCGTTAGCAACATTTTGTCTGCCCCGATACAGTGGAGAGAGCGCCCTGTGCATGGAGTGTGACAAAGAAAGGAAAGAACAACATGTCAACAAAGAAAGGAAATAAGCCGGTATTTGGCCCTGCCAGCCCTGTACAAAAAATCTTCTGGGACGATGACGACACTGACTTGATTATCTTTGGTGGTGGTGCTGGTGGTGGCAAGTCAGCAATGGCCCGTATGAAAGTATTGAAGTACATTGATTGTCCAAAGTTTGAAGCATTGTTTGTACGCGCAACCAATCCACAACTAGAACAACCTGGTGGTCTATGGCCAACATCTGTAGAACTGTATCGGCAGTTTGGAGCAAAGTATACATCTAAACCGAAAAAATTCAAGTTTCCAAAAGGCTCCACTGTAAGTATGCTTCCTTGTCAAGATGATAAGGCGCTGGAAAACTTTGATGGTGGTGAATACAGTCTCATTTTAATTGATGAGGCACAAAACCACACGTTCAATCAATTCAACTATCTATCTTCTCGTAACCGTAGCCTATCTAAGTACAAATCACGGATGGTGTTGACATGTAACCCATTAAAGGGGAGTTGGCTGCTTGGTTTTGTTGAGTGGTATCTTGACCAAGTAACTGGTGTACCTTTGCCAGAAAGGGCAAACACCATTCGGTACTATTCTATTGTACAAGGCAATATTGTCACAGCAGACTCAAAAGAAGAGTTGATCGAGAAATATCCACGGGCAATTCCTAAATCGTATAGATTTATTCCTGCAACCTGCCACGACAACCCGATTCTGCTAAAGCACGATCCAGAATATCTCGGTTCATTGGAAAACCTTCGCACTAACGAACGTAACCGTTTGTTACTTGGTAGCTGGTACGCTGTAGATGAAGATGATGGGCACTTCAAACGAGATTGGGTGGAGATGGTTCCAGATATTCCTCCTGGTGTTAGCATCCTGAATTGTGTGCGAGCATGGGATTTTGCGTGTTCCTTAAAGACAGAAACTAATCGTGATCCCGACTATTCTGCTTCGGTGAAGATGGCAAAGTGCTCTGATGGTTACTATTATATTCTTGATGTACAGCGATTTAGAGCACGCCAGCATGATGTTGAAGAGAAAGTTATCCAGACGGCTAAGGATGACGGCGTGTATGATGTGACGGTGGTGATTCCAAGAGATGCCGGAGCAGCAGGTAAGAATTACGCTAGAGTGTTTCGCCAGCGGCTAACTGAAAACGGTATCCCTGCAAGAGAAAGCGCGGTAGTTCCTACTAAGTCAAAATTGGCTCGTTTCCACCCATTCAGTGTTATTGCAGCACCCCCTCCTGGTGAGGATAAAGGGATGGTGAGGGTGCTGATTGACAAGTGGAATGAGGATTTCTTCAATGAGCTTGAAGGGTTTACAGGCAATCTGAAAGATGCAAGACGGCAACACGACGATAAACACACATGTCGTCGATAAACCTATCTAATTCGGTGAAACTCTGAAGAAGAATTTCCTCAGACAATACCGAGCGAAACGTAGAAATTACGGACGTGTAACGATCAGTCGAAAGACGTAGGGTAGAAGTCTACTCGAAACGGTAGGGCTGCATTAAAAACAGCAAGATATGATCTGATCTGCATGGTGACATGCAGCAATCCTCACGGTAAGGATTGGGGGAGGATTAACGCTCTTCCCTTAACATTTTGATGGTAGATGCGTGTGCAGACGCTTTCAACAACCTGCATAGAACTCAACGAGTGGGTCTGATGGTCATCCCTGATCTCAAACAAACCAGAAATATCCGAAGAATGTAAAATATTTTACAAAATGTATGTATAAGTATTGACAGATTAGAATTTTCATGATATAATCTGTACTTAATTTTAGGAGAGTCGATGGCTGAAGAACAGATTGATTCAAAAGCTCTTCGGCCAATGGCTGTTGAGCAAGGTGTACCTGGGATTAGACAATTCAACGGTCTAATTCTGGAAGAAGCAGACAGAGATTTACGTGGTCAAAATTTCATCCATATTGTTGAGATGATGAAAAAAGACCCTGTGGTAAGCTCTCCGATGAGTCTGTATAGAATGATGCTTGGTAGACCTAAATGGCAAGTTGTTTCAACGCAAGATGCTACTGAGTATCAGAAAGATAAAGCAAAGATCATTAACTCAATGTTGTCAGACATGACACATAGCTGGTTCTCGTTTATTCGGGAAGTGAGTAGTATGATCGAATACGGGTTTAGTGTTCACGAAATCGTTTTGCGACGACGCCTCAAACGCAAAGGCTCGAAATACAATGATGGGTACGTAGGGATTCATTCTCTCCCTATCCGGGCACAAAACACAGTGATTAATGGTTGGAAATATAGCGATGACGGGAGAGAACTTGTTGCAGTTGAGCAAATGATCCCGTCTCCTTTGTATGATCGCCTAGTCATTTCAGGTATCGAAATTCCTCGCAAGAAATTCCTCCTGTTCAATACCGACACCCATAAGGGAAACCCTGTGGGTAATAGCCCTTTCAAGGCTTGCTACATCCCTTGGTGTTACCGCGTAGATATTGAAGAGCGCGAAAGTGTCGGCATTGGTCGTGATTTGCAGGGTATCTTTCTCGCTGAAATTCCCCCAAACTATCTTGATCCAGATGCTACAGAGGCTGAGAAAGCCACTGGGGAGATGTTCAAGGCAATTGCCGCTGGTGTACAGAATAACGAGAAAGCTGGTCTAGTCCTTCCAAAACAGACTGACTACGATTCCAAGCAAGATATGTTTCGTTATAGCTTACTTCAAACATCTGGTAGTAGAGCATATAACACTTCTGACATCATTGCAAGATATGATAGAAAGATTCTTACAGCATTGTTCGCTGACTTGCTTTCGATGGGACAGAACAGTGTTGGTAGCTTCTCCCTTGCAGATGCTAAATCGTCAATCCTTGCGATGGCCATTGAGTTTCGTTTGAAGGAAATAAAGGATGTGTTGGATACGCACCTCATCCCCTTGCTATACGAGATGAATGGATGGAACAGCGAAGACGGCTATCCTGAGTTTCAGTTCACTGATCTTGATGAACGTGACATCGAGAAATTCTCTTCTGCTATTCAGCGTTTGGCTGCTACAGGGATGATTGAACGTGATCGTGAGATTATGAACCTGGTTAGAGAGACTATTGGTGCTACACCGTATCCTGATGATATGCCTGTAAACGAAGACATTCTGACTGGTGGTGCAGGCACTCAGAGTAAGACAGGGAAGTCATTTGGTAATCCCACTGGCGGGCTAAACGGGACAGCAAACTCAGTAAGCTCAGAAGATAACAGTGTAAGCAATCTTTATAATGGTTAGGAGCGAAATGTACAACAGGATTAAAGCGAAATACTTTTCCGCTCCTCTTCTGATGGAGCAATCTGAGGTAGATAAATATCTGTCTATCCTGTCAAGCAAAGAAGGTGAAGTGTATGCAAAATACAATGCTCAAGTTCAAGAAGCTACTGACAGCAACCTTCCTTACGGTGCTTCTTATCACGAAGAAACCAGGGTTGGTGTAATCAATATCTCTGGGCCTCTCACATACAAATCCACAGGAATGGAAATGTTGTGTGGAGATGGTGGCATGTCTAACTATCAGTCTATTGAAACAGCTTTCCAGCAGATTGCTGAAATGGGTGCAAAGATTATTGCCACTCCGACAGATACTCCGGGTGGTGAGGCATATGCATGTTTCGAGACTGGTAAAAATCTGAGAGCAATTGCTGACGCTTATGGGGTCAAGTGGGTTGCATACAATGACGGAACTGTGGCTAGTGCAGGTTATGCTCTTTTGTGCCCAGCAGATGAAATCATTGTCAACCCAGCCAGTGAGACAGGCTCTATTGGTGTTGTTGCTACATTGCTCAACAAGAACGGTGAGCTGTCTCAGAAGGGGCATGAGAGAACCTTTGTGTACGCCGGGGAGAATAAAATTCCCTACGACGCAGAAGGTAATTTCAGAAAAGAATATATCGATGATGTGCAGATGAAGGTAAATCTGTTGTACATGCAATTCGTGAATCATGTATCGCAATTTCGCCCAATGTCTGAGAATGAAGTACGTGGGACGAAGGCTTCGATGTTTATTGCAGAAGAAGCTCTTCTAAATCACTTGGCTGATAAAATGATGACTCGAATTGAGTTTGCAGATTACCTCAGCAAAATGTCGGAAGAGCTTATCGCTCTTGAAAGAAACCCTCAAGAAAGGAAACCAATGAATTTCTTTGAATCGTTCCTCGGTAAGCGTAAAGAAGCCTCTGCCGATGCTACCAGTATTGAATCGCTACAAGCAGAGTATGCACAGTTTGCTGAACAAGCCGCTATCAAGGTGGATGCGTTGAATGACGAAATTGCCAAAGTGCAGGCATCTGCTGACGCCTGGAAGCAGAAATATGAAGCTGCTGTTGCTGAACAAGCTAAAGCAAAAGCTGATAGTCGCCTGACCCAGCTCACCTCTCTGTTCGGTGACGAAAAAGGTAAGTCTCTACATGCTAGTTTGTCCAAGCTGCCTGACACTGACTACGCAGCTATCGTAGAGGCAACCAAGGCTCTGCAAGATAACGTTGACAGCAAGCTAGAAGCTGTTGTCGGCACTGACGCTGAGAATAAAGAAACCAAGAACCTGGGGGAAATCAGCGGCACCGCAAAAATCCTCCGCGAACGCTTTGCAAAGCAATAAGGAGAGAGTATGCCAGTTATTTCTCAAACTTACCCGACTAATGGTAATTTGGTAATTTACGAAGAAGGTAGCGAAGTTGGCTGGACTCGTAAAGGTGTTGTGGTAAACGAAACCGTCGATACTGTTTATGGTCACGGTACTGTGCTTGGTAAAGTCACTGCCACAGGTAAGTGGAAAGTGTGTTCGCCATCAGCAGTAGATGGTAGTCAAAATGCTGCTGGTATCGTGCGCTGGCAATCGACTGCCAATGGTGGTGATTTCACTGTCAAAGCCATCACTGACACCCGAGTCGTGATCTCTTATCGCGGTAGCCTGATGGTGTCTAAGGATGCTCTTCGTTTTGGCCCAGGCTTTACCACTCAAGTACAAAAAGATGCTGCAATTGCTCAACTTGAAGCACTCGGCATTGAATCCACTGTGACTATTTAAGGAGATGCTGAATGCCTTTGATTCAGAATAACACCAATCCATACGGTGTTGTAGACCGTACCGACGAGCTACTGATTGTACCGAATAAGTATGGTCTGCTTCAAGACATGGGCCTGTTCAAAAGCCAAGGTGTAATTGGTAGTTCGTTCTACGTTGACGAACACGAAGTATTCACTGGTGCATTGGTTGATTTGCCGCGTGGTACTAAGCCCGCTGCTGGCCGAGAAGATGTTCGTCGTCGTCGCCACTTTGAAATTCCACATTTCCCGATGCGTCAAGCTATCCGTCCGAGTGACATTGCCCGTGTAAGCACCCGAGGTGATGGTATGCTGGACACGTTGGACATGAAGCGTGCAGAGAAGATGGAGTTTATTCGTCGTACTCTGGCAAATACGCTGGAAGTGGCACGCTGTCAGATGCTGACCGACGGTACTGTGTATTCCCCGAACGGTAACGTTGTCCTTAACGTGTACACTGAATTTGGTGTGACTCGTAAGGAAATCGACTTTGCATTCGGCACCACTGCCACTGAGACTCTGTTGAAGGGTGAAGAAGCAATTGCTCACACGCAAGATAACCTGCAAAACGGCGGTACTTACTCCGGTCTGGTGGCTATTTGTCATCCGACGTTCTTCAATCGTTTGATCACCCATGCTTCTGTCAAAGCTGCGTGGAGTCTGTATCAATCGACTCAAGAGCCGTATCGTCAGCGTCTGGGCGGCAGCAATGCTCTGCATCGTCAGTTTGAATATGGCGGTGTGACTTACATTGAGTACCGCACCTCTAGCACCACTCCGTTGATTCCTGCTGGTGAATGTCGTTTTGTTCCTACTGGTACTGATTTCTTCAAGACCTACTTTGGTACTGCTGAGAAGTTTAGCACTGTAAACCAAATTGGTCAAGAGGCATACTACTTCGAACAGAAGGCTATCACTGACGACGAGTGGACTATTGATGCTGAGACTAACTTTGCGAATATTTGTCTGAACCCTCGATTGATGATTCGCGGTTATTCCACCAACTAAGCTAATTTAGCAGAAAAGAGCTTCACGGCTCTTTTCTATATTGTCCTCACAAGGATAATGCAGAAAGGAGCAATAATGCTTGACCCAATTAATAACCCGGTACATCGTATTCGCCTCACTTGTGGTGACACTGATATGCCGTATTGGCTAGAAGATTCGATGTACGAATATGCATTGTCTGTGGCTAACGGAAACGAAAAAGCTGCAACAAAACAATGCGCACAATACATTTTAGCTGCACTAAGCAGAAATGCTCATGAGAAACTTGTTCAGATTGAAATATACGGTAGAGAGTATTTTGAGAACTACCGAGAATTCATCATGACGGTGATTCGTAACCCAGCAAGCGGGGCTGTAGCGCCTATCCCTTATGGTGGCGGCGTGATGAAAGAAGAGCAATCCTTTCTCATTGCTAACGGTGAAGTGAATGTATACAAGTCTCCCGTTAAAGTATTTCGAGGGAGGCCGTGGTGAACAGGTTTTACAGCAATATTCACAGAGTAGTTGCTAGACACTGTGCAAAAGGTGGTGTTGACGGAGTGTTTAGGAAAACAGTAAACAACTACAACCCAGATACTGGTGAGCAATCAGAGGATGTTTCAGAATACACCTTCAGAGCACTTGAATTTGATTACGAGCGGTATAACTCTGGAGAATCTTCAGTTCCTGGTACGGTCATTGAGAGGGCTGACAAGCAATATTTGATTGACCCTATGACACTAAAGGACAAGGACGGCATTACTGTATGGCCTTCTATCCTACCAGAAAAGGGCGATGTGTTTGATGTGCAAGGAACCACTTCTACAGTAGTGCTGATTAAGGAAATCTCGCCAGATCACATTACCCCTGTAATGCTTGAGGTGCAAACAAAACGATGAGTGTATCAGAAGCTAAAAAATGGGTATCATCTGTGCGAGAAGAAATCCTTCAATCGTCGTCTAATGCTTGTGTGTCATTGTTCACCAAAATCATCAACGGAACACCGATTGATTCAGGACATGCATCAGGTAATTGGAGAACTGCTCCTTCTCCTCCCATGGCAGAGATTCAGCGAAAAGGGAAAGACGCGGCAATTCAAGAAGTGAACAGTGTACTCAGTAAGACATATTTTGCAAACAACAGGCTAGTGTATTTCTACAACAATGTGGATTACGTTTCTGGCCTTGAATACGGTAATCCTGCTTACACTAATCCTGCCGCCCCTTTCTCTGCTCAAGCTCCTGCTGGCATGGTGAGGATTAACATCAAGGATGCATTGGTATGAGTGACAGTATTATCCGACAAGTGTTAGAAACTCAGTTGAAGACGTTGTGCTCCACTTTCACTCCCTCTCTGCCTATTGCTTATCAGAACGTAGCGTTCACCCCGAAAGTTGGTGTGGCGTATGCACAATGCTATATTCTTCCAGCAAAGACACGAGACCCATCGATTGGTGATAGACACAGCAGAAAAACAGGAGTGTTTCAAGTTAGTTTGTGTTTTCCTGTCAATGATGGGAATGCAAAGATTGAAGCAGCAAAAGACAGTATTGAGAATTTCTTCTACAGAGGTAGAAGTTTTGAGAAGAATGGTAAGTGGGTGAGTATTGATAGTACACCGAGTAGCACATCTGCTTCAGTTCAAAATGGATGGTATGTTTTGCACATATCAATTGATTACAGGATGGAAGTGTTCAGATAATTCCATTCTTCTAAAAGGAGAAATATATGCCGATTCCATCTGGCGTAGAAACCCGGTTGACTATCGGGAAAGAAACTGCTTGGGGTGTTAAGCCTCTAGCTTCTGCTGGTAAGCTCACTCGTCGTACCACTGTCACTCTTGATCTTGCTCGTGACACTTTCCAATCTGCTGAAATCATCTCTACTGCCCAAACACAAGATATGCGTCTGGGTAGCGATAACATTAGCGGCACGCTGAATGCCGAGCTTTCTTGCGGCACCTACCAAGACTTGTTTGCTGCTGCTTTCCGTGGGCCGTGGTTTACCGGAGCATCGCTCGCCGCCTCCACTGATATTGAGTTTGTAGCACCGAACAAGATGGTGCGTACAGCAGGTAGCTTCCTGACTGATGATTTCAAGATCGGCACTGCTGTAGATGTTTCTGGGGCAACCAATCCAGAGAATAACGGCCGATTTGTTATCAGTAATGTTACTGCACTTGAGCTTACTGTGCAAGTAAATGTTGCCAACACTGTTGCTATGCCGTTTGTCAACGAAGCTGCTGGTGCTGCTGTCACTATTGCCACTGCTGGTAAATTGCTGATTGTTCCGCTAACTAATCGTACTAACGATAGTTTCACGATTGAAAAGTATTACGAAACTATCAACCTGAGTGAAGTGTACACCGGTAACAAGATCAGCACCATTGGCTTCAACTTTGCCCCGAACGCGATGGCAACTGTTGCTTTCGGATTGATGGGTAGAGCTGCTGAATCTAATGTTGGCCCGTATTTCGTTAATCCAACAGCTAATAGTCTTACTAGTGTGCTTGCTGGTACTAAGGGTAGCCTATTCATTGGTGGACAACGTATCGCCACTGTCACAGGTCTTACTATTGATCAAACCGGTAACATGGAAACTGGTCAAGTGATTGGTGATCGCCAAACTCCTGACGTGTTCCTTGGTCGTTTCACTGCAAGTGGTCAATTCACTGCATATTTTGAGAATAACGATCTGTGGGAAAAGTTCAAGGATGAAGAAGAACTCACTGTCACAATGAAGATGGAAGGTGACGGCCTGGAAGGTATGCTGTTTACTCTCCCTCGCGTGAAACTTGGTGGTGCAGGTAAGGACGATAAGGAAGTGGGCGGTATTATCCAGACTGTTCCGTTTACCGCTCTTCTGTACACTGGCACTGGCCCGTTGCATCGTACTACCATGGTGCTGCAAGACTTTACTCTGTAATACATTGACAATTTAACTAACACGTTCCCTCCGCTTAGGAGGGGACTTTCTAATGAAAGAGGTGAAAACATGGGATTTGATATTCGCAAACTGGACACTAAGGCTGCTTCCGAAAAAGGCTTGACTTTTGATGTAATGTGGGATGGTCAAGAGATTGGTGTAAAGATTAGTGTTGTAGGTGCAGAATCTGCTGTGTTTAAAAAGCACAAAGCAATTGTTGACGGAAAGATTGAAAACGCCAAGAAGCGCGGTAAAGAGCTTTCTGGTGAAGAAAAGGACAAGCTCTATTCTCAATTGGCTGCACATTGTACCACTGGCTGGGAAGGCATGGAGCTTGACGGTAAAGAGCTTGAGTTCAACTACGAGAACGCATTTGCTGTCTACACCGAGTTTCCCGTTATTGGCACGCAAGTGATTGCTCAAATCTATAACCTGGTTGAGATGGTGGGAAACGTGGAGATTGGGGAAAGCTAATTGAGTGGGTCGAATTAGAAATTGACTCAATGCTTGACGAAGGAGGAGCTTCTACACTTGAGCATTTGCTTTACGTGCTTGAAGCTACAGGAGTAGCTCCTCCAGAGCTTGCTAGGTTGCAAGAGGTGGATTGTCCATATTCAATGTTTCATATTTGGATAGCTTTTACACAACTTAGTGCAACACGCTCTAGCAACGGCTTTGGCCCTAATCCGATTACGTATCAGGAAATTGAATCTTATATGCGTACTGGCGGGATTGAGCTGACGTCAGATGAAGTTGGTATTCTAAAACAAATAGACATTCTCTACTTAAACAAAGTGAACAAGAAATTGTCAAAGAAAGCAAACAAGTAGAGAACAATGGGAGAGGAAGATGACAGACGCCATTTCACGTCTTGGTGTAGTTGTTGAAGAGAAAGGTATTCAAGAAACTCTTCGCGGCTTAGACAAGCTAATTGTAATGATGGAAAAGGCTGAGAAAAAGGCTTCCTCTCCTGTTACATTCTCTGTAGACACACGTCAGCTAGATAAGGCTGCTGATAGACAAATTGCCTTAGCAGAAAAGCAAAAAGCTGCTGATCAAAACTTGGCTCGTGCTAAAGAGAAACAAGAGGCTTACACAACAGAAGTAAAGAACAGAGAAGCTGAGAAGCGTAAAACAATCGCTGAAAATGAAGCAGCACGCCAATTAACTGTTGAAACAAAAGCTGCCGCTGCACGCGACACAATCGTCTCACAATTTGAAGAGAGACGAAGAACTTACACTAGCAAGATCAATGACGACATTCAGAAGATTACCGAGAAGTCTGAAAAAGAGCTTGCTAGAATCAGACTAGATGCCGACTCTAAAGTAAGAGTGGCAAAAGAAACCAGTCTAGCAAAAATCGAGGAAGCTGAAAAGCGATCTGCTGCAAACGT